TCATACTGTATATCAACGACAATATTATTTGTCAAAGATATTTTAACATTATAGGTTTTGACGAATCGTCAATTGATTCTTTAGAGATTAAAGAGTTGATGGAATCTATTGGTGGGGTAAATGGTAACTTAGGTTCTTTGGGTATAATCCCTAGATACCTACAAAGAAAATCCTTAACTTATTTATGGGATAACTATAACCCTTACTCGCTTCAAAATGATGAAAACCCTAAGAGTATTTTCGAAAGAAAAGATAACTTTCAGTTTGAAATCAAAGTTGACGAAAAGACAATTGGTAAAACTGAATTTAGTGGAAATTATTTCCCACCAAAAATCAGATACGCTGTTGACGTTAGGGAAATTATTCCAGAAATAATGGGTGAGATTAGAAGCCAATTAACTCAAAAGAAATACACTTTTGACGCTAAAACAAAGGCTTGGAGAGAATCTCAAAAAGAATTTTTGATAAAGTAGTAGTTCCATACTACTTTATCATATTTATTATAACACAGTTTCAAAAACTATATAAATGGCAAAACTATTAAAACAAGATTTTTCGTATTTAGGCGCTGAATATCAATATAAATTGATATTACAAATGCTTACAGACCAAAAATTTGCAAATACAATTATAGAAATAATTGACCCAAATTATTTTCAAGAACAACACTTAAAAGTTATCGTAAAAACGATAAAAGAAGCTAAAGAAGAGTTTGAGATTATGATAGATAAACAAGCTTTAGAATATCGTCTTTTAGAGAACATCACAGAAGAATATGCTAGAAGAAGTTTAATTTCAGAGCTTAGAAAAATTGAAGAATCTACATTAAATGACAGCGAATATGTTCAAAAAACAGCTTTAAAATTTTGTAAACAAAAAGAACTTAAAAAGTCCTTAGATAAGATTACCGTTATTATAGATAGAGGTGATATTGATGGTTACGATGAGTGTGAACAAATCCTAAGAAAGGCTTTAGAATACGGAAACACAAGCGACGATGCTATGGATGTTTTAGAGAACATGGAAAGTGTGTTGTTAGATGATTTTAGAAACCCAATACCAACTGGTATTTCAGGTTTAGATGAAGTCATGGATGGCGGTTTATCCAAAGGTGAGTTGGCTGTTATATTAGCACCTTTTGGTGTTGGTAAAGCTTTACCAAATTCAAATAAAATTTATACACCTGAAGGTTATAAGTTAATGGGTGATATTAAAGTCAACGACAAAGTGTTTGGGAGAAATGGGAGAGAAACTAACGTTATTGGTGTTTATCCGCAGGGTAATAGACCAATATTTAAGATTAGTTTTAATGATGGTACTTTTACTTTTTGTGACGAAGAACATTTGTGGTCTGTTAATGGTATCAACCAACGAAATCGTTCGTCATGGAAAGATGGGAAAAGAATTAAACTAGAACCAGATAATTCGTTTAAAGTAGTTAAAACAATAGATTTAATTAATAAACTAACTTTTGGTTCTAAAAAATCGTTAAATTTCAAAATACCAATGGTGGAACCAGTTGAGTTTAATGAAAAAGAATTACCAATAAACCCATATGTATTAGGTGTTATGTTAGGTGATGGTTATATGAAATCATCTAGGTTTACAACTAAAGATATTGAAATAGTTGATGAAGTTAGGAGAACTAATTCGGTGAAAATATCAATTAAAGAAAGATGTAGAGACATTGACAAGGGTAACGTTTTAGTTAAAGAATGTTTATTTGATGTTTGTGTTTATGGTATTACGGATAAGATTAAAAATTTAGGTTTATATGATAAAAAATCAGACACTAAATTCATACCTTCAAATTATTTATTTAATTCAATAGAAAATAGAGTTGAATTACTTAGAGGGTTATTAGATACTGATGGTAATGTAAGAAAAAATGGTGGTATTGAGTATGTTAGTACTTCTAAAGATTTAATTGAAAACGTTAGATGGTTGGTTTTATCGTTGGGTGGTTTTTGTAAATTATCTAGTAAATTACCAACCTATACATATAAAGGGGTTAAAAAAACTGGAAAAGAAGCCTACAAATTAACAATATCTTTTCCTGAAAAAAACAACATAATACCATTTAAATTAAGTAGAAAAAATGATAGAGTAATTAATAGGGTTAAATATGATAACAATAAATTTATAAAATCAATAGAATATTCACATGATGAAGAAGCAACTTGTATCATGGTTGATAATGATGAACATTTATTTGTAACCGATGATTTTATTGTTACACATAATACAACCATGATTACAAAGATAGCCAACACCGCAATGGGTTTAGGTAAAAATGTTTTACAAATATTTTTCGAAGATAACCCAAAAGTTATCCAAAGAAAACACTTGGCATGTTGGTCAGGGATAGAACTAAACGAGTTGTCAGCACATAAAGACTTATTGAGAGATATCGTTGCTGGATTAAAAGTTAAAAAAGGTAAACTTGTTCTTAAAAAGTTTGCTAGTGACGGTACAACAATTCCGATAATTAGAAATTACATTAGAAAACTTACAGCACAAGGTTTTAAACCAGATATCGTGTTATTAGATTACATAGATTGTGTTGAACCGTCTAAGAAATTTACAGATATCAACGCTGGTGAGGGTAGTGTAATGCGTCAATTTGAAACACTTTTATCAGAGTTTGAAATTGCTGGTTGGACTGCCGTACAAGGTAATAGAAGCTCAATCAAGTCCGATGTAGTTGAAGCGGACCAAATGGGTGGTTCAATTAAGAAAGGTCAAATTGGTCACTTTATTGTATCAATAGCAAAATCTTTAGACCAAAAAGAAGAGGGTACTGCAACTATGGCTATTCTTAAATCTCGTTTTGGTAAAGATGGTGTTATATTTAAAGACATTAGATTTGACAACGCTAGAATTCAAATTGACATGGGTCAAAGTGTGGGTCCTAGGACTCACTCACAACAAAAAGAAGATAAGAAGGATAGTGAATCGTCAAGAGTTAGAGAATTACTAGAAGCTTCAAAAAACAGAGATAACATATTAAACAAAGATAAAACTTTAAACGCTATGTTAGGGGAAGAAGAAATATAAAACATAAAAAAAAACAAATTAAAAAATGAACGAACCAATCCTTAAACCTAATGATAATAGGTTTGTAATTTTCCCAATTGAACATCAAGACTTATGGGACTATTACGAAATAGAACAAGATGCCATGTGGACAGTAAAAGAAATAGATTTATCTAAAGATATTGAACACTGGAACAACAAATTAAACGATAACGAAAGATTTTTTATTAAAAATGTCTTAGCGTTTTTTGCTGCCTCTGATGGTATCGTAAACGAAAATCTTGCTATTAACTTTTTAAATGAAGTTCAATACACTGAAGCAAAATTCTTTTATGGTTTCCAAATAATGATGGAAAATATTCATAGTACAATGTATTCACTTTTGATTGATACATATATCAAAGATACCAAAGAAAGAAATGAATGTTTTAAAGCCATAGAATACATGCCACCAGTTAAGAAAAAAGCTGAATGGGCTCTTAATTGGATTGAATCAGATTCTTTTGTAGAAAGACTTGTAGCTTTTGTAGCGGTAGAAGGTATTTTCTTTTCAGGTTCGTTCTGTAGTATTTTCTACTTAAAATCTAGAGGTCTAATGCCAGGCTTATGCGACTCAAACACATTTATTTCTAGAGATGAAGCGTTGCATGCTGATTTTGCGATTCATTTATTAAACAATCACATTGTAAATAAACCTAGTGAAGAAAGAATTCGTGAAATATTATTATCTGCTTTAGAAATAGAGAAAGAATTTATTACTGAATCTTTACCAGTCTCATTGATTGGTATGAATGCTGATTTAATGAAACAATATTTAGAATTTGTTGTAGATGGTTTATTAGGTCAATTAGGTTGTGAAAAAGAGTTTGGTTCAAAAAACCCATTTGAGTTTATGAATCAAATTGCGTTAAAAACAAAAGCGAATTTTTTCGAAGGTCGTTCAACAGAGTATAAAGCCGCTGATTTAAGTGGTGCAATTTCATTTGATGAAGAAATTTAATAATAATATGCAAGTAATAAAAAGAAACGGAACCAAAATAGATTTTAATCCAAACAAAATCTTATTAAGAATTAAAAAACAATCAGAGGGGTTAAAAGTTAACCCTGACGAGTTGTTTTTAAAAGTAACACAAGGTATTGCTGATAACATGACAACTAACGAGGTTGATGATTTGATATCCATTGTTGCTGAATCACTCTCAATGAATCACCCAGACTATTCTATATTGGCTGCTAACATAGCAATAAGCAAATTACATAAAGAAACTGAAGATTCATTCATGAAAGCAACTAAAAAACAATATAATGCTGGGTTGCTAAGTGAAAACTATTATCAAAAAGTAAAAGAAAATATCGAACTTATTGAATCAGTAATCAATTATAAAAGAGATTTTAATTTTGATTATTTTGGATGGTGTTCGTTAAAAGATATTTATCTTTTAAAAACAAAAGATGGACAATTGGTTGAAAGACCACAACATTTGTACGTAAGAGTTGCTCTTATGATAACCAACACACCAGAAGATTTCATAGAAAAATACAATGACTTAAGCAATCAGATGGAAAGTCCTGCCACACCAATAAAAATTAATATTGGAACAAAGATTGGTCAAATTGCGTCATGCAACCTATCAATTGTTTCAGATGATTCAACCGAAGGGTTATTGGAAATGCTAGGTCGTATCTCAGTTTCATCTTCAAAAGCTGAAGGGATTGGTTTAGCGGTATCAAACATACGTTCTAGACAAACTAACGTTGGTAATTCTGATGGTAAAGCTGGTGGTATATTCAAATACCTTAAAGTTATAAACGAAGCCCTTAGATTTTGGAATCAAAGAGGTAAAAGACCTGGTTCATGTGCTGTTTACATCGAACCATGGCACAAAGACATATTTGATGTGTTGGATATGAGAAAGAAAACTGGTGATGAAACACTTAGAGCTCGTGACTTGTTTTCAGCGCTTTGGATTCCAGATAATTTCATGAAAGCTGTAGAAGAAAATGGCGATTGGTATTTATTTTGTCCTCACGACATAAAAACAGCTGGTTTAAAGCCATTTTATGAAATTTATGGTGCAGAATATGAGGAAGAGTATAATAAAGCCGTAGAAATGGGTTTAGGGGCTAAAATTAAAGCACATGACCTTTGGTTAAAAATTCTAGAAGCACAAATCGAAACTGGAATGCCTTATATGTGTTTTAAAGATGCTGCCAATATCAAATCTAACCAAAAAAACATGGGTGTTATCCACTCTAGTAATTTATGTTCAGAAATTATGGAAGTAACCGATGCTAAAACAACAGCTATCTGTACACTTACAAGTATTCCAGTTCAAAAATTTGTAAATATAGGTGTTGAAGGTGGTTATGACTATGAAGAATTGGGTCGAGTAGCACGTTCTATTACAAAATCGTTAAACATTGCTATAGATGTTAACGAATATTCAACAGAACAAGGTCGTAAAGGTGGTTTAGAACAAAGAGCTCTAGGAATTGGTATCCAAGGTTTAGCTGACGTATTTGCGTTGCTTAAATTACCTTTTACAAGCCCAGAATCTAGAAAGTTAAACAAAGATATATTCGAAACCATATATTTTAATGCGTTAAGACAATCATGTGATTTGGCTAAAGAAACTGGATTGACTTATGATGGTTATGAAGGTTCACCGTTATCAGAAGGTATTTTCCAATGGGAAATGTGGGGTTTAACAGAATCTGATTTATCTGGAAGACATGATTGGAAACAATTACGTAAAGATATCATGGAATATGGTGTTAGAAACTCATTGTTTACTACGTGCCCACCAACAGCAAGTTCTGCTAGAGTTATTGGTTCTAACGAAGCTTTTGAACCATTCACATCTAACTTATATGTTCGTAGAGTAACAGGTGGTGAATTTGCAATGGTAAATAAACACTTGGTTAGAGAATTAGAAGAAGAAGGAATCTGGAATAGAGAAACACTTCAAGAATTAATGAAAAATGATGGTAGTGTTCAAAACATTCCAACCATAAGTGAAGATATTAAAGAAAGATATAAAACAGTTTGGGAAATTTCACAAAAAGCTCTTATTGAGATGTCAGCTGAAAGAGGACCGTTTATTGACCAATCACAAAGCTTAAATATCTTTTTCTCAACACCAACCGTTGGTAAGCTAACTACTTCACATACATTGGCTTGGAAGTTAGGTCTTAAAACAGGGCAATACTATTTAAGAAGTGAATCGGTAGAGATGAAGTCTAAACATTTAGCCATTGATATGGAAAAACTAAATAAACCTGAGAAACCAACAGACAGTCAATTTGAATGCTTTGGGTGTTCAACATAATCAATGAAAATAAACGAAAAAAATGGGAGCTTAAATAGCTCCTTTTTTTATTTCATATATTTACTTATAAAAACTAAATACTATAATATTTATGAAATAAAAGACATTTATGGCTAACGGAGTATACATTAATATAAACTATCCCTTCAGAGATAGTCCCAAGGGTTTTTTCTTAGATTTAACAGAAACTGATAACAAAGCTATAAAAGCTGATTTGTTACATTTATTATTAACTAGAAAAGGTCAAAGACTTTATAACCCAGATTTTGGGACAAGACTTTTAGAATATATCTACGAACCATATGATTCATTAACATTTTCTGATGTTAGGAATGAAATAGATACTGCGGTTAAAACATATTTACCACAAGTAAGGTTAAATGATTTAGCGGTTGAACCTTCACCGTTAAGCGAATATGCAGTTTTAGTTACAATAGATTACACAATAACAGACGACGTATTTGAAGTGTCTGATTTAATACAAATAAATTTATAAAATGGCCAATCAAGGAATAAATTACGGTTATAGAAATTTTGCCGATATAAGAGCTTCGTTAGTAGATATGGTTAGACAATACTATCCAGATATTTTTAACGATTTTAACGATGCGTCTGTCGGTATGATGTTATTGGAATTAAACGCTGCTGTTGGAGATATGTTATCATTTAACACTGATAGAATGTTCCAAGAAACTCAAATTGATTATGCACAACAAGCTAAATCAGTTTTATCAATGGCTAGAACTTTTGGTTTAAAGATTCCAGGAAACAGACCATCAGTTACAATAGTTGATTTTAGTGTTACAGTGCCAGTTATTGGTGACACTTTCGATATTTCATATTGTCCTTTAATACAAGCAGGGTCTCAAGTAAGTGGTGCTGGTAAAATTTTTGAAAACTTAGAGGATATAGATTTTTCAAACCCTTTTAATGGCAACGGTATCCCAAACAGATTAGTTATACCTAACTTTAATTCAAATGGTACGTTAAGTAACTATACCATAACCAAAAGAGAAATAGTTACAAATGGGTTTACTAGAATATTCAAAAGAGTTATAAGTATTTCAGATGTTAGACCTTTTTTAGAAGTGATATTACCAGAAGATAACGTTTTATCTATTGATTCTATTATTACACTAGAAGGGACTAATTTTAATTCTGTCCCTACACTGAGTCAATTTGCAAATCAAAGTCTTAGATGGTATGAAGTTGACGCTTTGGCTGAAAATAAAGTATTTGTTGAAGATTTAAATAGAATAACTGACAATGCTGGTGTAAAACCTGGTAAATGGATAACAGTAGATAAAAAATTTATTACTGAATACACAGACTTAGGTTTTTTAAAAATAATCTTTGGTGCTGGAACCAAAGACACTAGTAGCTTATGTGATTTCGATTCGAATATACCATTGGTTAACCAAATTGGTGATTTTATTAACAATAACTCTTTAGGTCAAACACCAACAGCCAACACAACAATGTTTATAAAATACAGAGTTGGTGGTGGTGCTGATACAAATGTTGGTCCTAATGTATTAAAAAGTGTTGGGTTATTAAACTTTAGTATAAACGGTAATAATCAAAACATAAATAACGCAGTTAAAAATTCACTTACAGTAAATAACCCATTCCCTGCTCTTGGTGGTAGAAATACACCTTCAGTGGATGAAATTAGATACATGGTAAAATATAATTTTGCTTCTCAAAACAGAGCTGTTACAATTAAAGATTATCAAGCTATTATTTCTAGAATGCCAGGTCAATTTGGTGTTCCATTTAGAATGGGCATTATGGAAGAACAAAATAAAATAAAAATTTACACTATTGGTTTAGATGAAAACTCTAAACTTAGCAATAACTCAACTAGCGCTCTAAGGGAAAATATATCGACTTATTTATCTGATTATAGAATGATTAATGATTATGTTCAAGTTACCAACGGAAAAGTTATTAACTTAAGTTTTGAAGTTGATTTATATATTGATAAAAAACAACCACAAGCTCAAATAATTGCTGAGGTTATCAATAATATAAAAACATATATTGATGTAAATAAATATGATATGGGTGATAACATTTATCTATCACCACTTATTGAAACAATAAATAATGTTGGTGGCGTGTTAAACGTTATTGATATTAGAGTTTATAACAAAGTTGGTGAAGGAAAATATAGTCTTAATGAAATATCACAACCATATATAGATGCTGATAGTAGACAAATAGATATAAGTGAAGATTATACTTTATTCGGAGAACCAACATCTATGTTTGAAGTTAAATTCCCAACACAAGATATATTAATTAGGGTAAAATAATGGTTTCCTTATATGATTTTTTTAATTATATTTAGAGATAACAAGTTTTAAAAAATAAAATTATGGGTTGTGGATGTAAAACAGACAACAATTACGAACCAAATTTAGAAGGTTCAAATAACGAAGAAAAAAAAGGTTTTTCTAATATAATAGTAAGATTATTAGCTTTTATGTTAATGATGGTTTTTTTACCTATAATAATGATAGCTATAGTTTGGTTTATTTTTGAGTTAGTAATGTTGAACAAAGAAATTGATATGAAAAAAATTGTCAGAGTCATGTCATCAAAAATAAAACCATTTAACGAAGGTTATGAAGAAGAAGACGATGATTATGACGACGATGAAGATGATGAATTTATAGAAGAAAATTACGAAATGGTAGATGTTGAAGACATAACACCAATAGCAAGCAAGTAAAAATGTTGAATAACAGTATAAGAATAAGAACAACACCAGATGGTAAAGATAAATTTCTTAAAGTAAAATTAGACCAAGAATTTGATTTTATTGAGATTTTGTCTTTAAAAATAACTCAAGCGGAAGCCTATCGAAACTTTTGTGCTGATTATGGTGTTGTTGTTGGTAGAGTTTTCATAAACAATGGGTTTGGTATACCAAACGCTAGAGTTAGTATTTTTATACCAATAGATGACGTAGACAAAAATGACCCAGTTATAAATGGTCTATACCCTTATGAAGTAGTTACTGACAAAGACATAGATGGTAAAAGATATAACCTACTCCCAAAAAGTAGTGAAACCGACAATGAGTGTTATACACCAGTAGGTACATTTCCAAACAAAAGAGAAGTTTTAGATGACCCAGAAATGGGTCATGTTTATTGTAAGTATTACAAATTCACAACATCAACAAATTACGCTGGTGATTACATGATATTTGGGGTGCCTGTAGGTAATTATACCGTACATGTCGATGCCGATATTTCAGATATAGGAATAGCATCGCAAAGACCATATGATAGCATTAGTCAAGGTTCACCAATTCAAATGTTCGATAGCCCAACAAAATTCAAGGGTGGTACCAATTTAGATAGACTGATTCAAGTAAAAACAACCAACGCTGGTGTAAATGTACAACCATTTTGGGGTTCTGTTGAAAATTGTGAAATAGGTATTAGTAGAATTGATTTAGATTTAAATTACGAAATAAAACCTTCGGCTATTTTTATGGGTGGTGTTTTTGGTGATTCCGACAACAACAGTGTTAACAAAAATTGTAGACCTAGACGTAAAATGGGTAAAATTTGTGAACAAAACACTAGTGAAGGTACTATTGAAATGATTAGAGAAACCTTAGATGGTAATATTGAAAAATTAGACATAGAAGGTGGTAGATTAATAGATGACAAAGGTGCTTGGGCGTACCAAATACCTATGAACTTAGATTATTACTATACCAATGAATTTGGAGAATTAGTGTTGTCCGAAGACCCAAATAAAGGGATACCAACTAGAGCTAGTGTTAGATTTAAAATAGCCATGGACGATACTGGTGGTGAAGGTAGATTAAGAACAAGAGCAAATTATTTGGTACCACACAATCCAAATAATGTAGATGAAATTGATTATGAATTTGGTGAACTAACAAAAGATTTTAGTTTTAGAGATTTATATTGGAATAAAATATATTCAGTATCTAATTTTATTTCTAGATATCAAAGAACCATATCTATTGATACTGTAAAAAATAGAAATTTTGTTGGTTTAAAAGATGTTGATGATTGTGTTGGTGATAAACTACCAACACCATTTAATAGGGTTAACGTAGTTTTTAATCCATTGTTTTTTGTTATTTGTTTAATAATGAAGATTATTGAGTTTATAATGACAGCTATTAATTTTATTATTATACCTATAATAAATTTATTGGTTAGTATAATTAGACTTATTTTAGGGGCTTTGTGTTCTGTAGCAAATATTCCAATACTTAAAAAAAGACCATTTAGAGCTTTTTTAGGGTGGTCATGTGATTTAAGAGAACAAGCTAAATACATTCCTTGTTTATATGCTAAATGTCCATTTGATGGGTCTAGTGTTTATGATTTTGCGCCAGGTTGTCAAAGTGGTTCAAGAGGATTTCAAGCTATAGATGATAGTAATGGAAATATACCGATTAAAACTGACTTTGAGGAATTATCAAATTGTATAGGTGCATCTATGGCTAGAACTTTAAATTTATTTCAATTTGATTTTTACAATGACTGGTTAAACGGTTCATTGTATTATTATTTGGTAAAATATAAAAAAAGACGTAGACGTGAAAAATATTGTAATTATGATTGTTCTGACGGTAGATGTTCTTCATCTATTTTGGTAGACACATGTTATTCAACACATGAAGATTCTAAAAGTATTGGTACCAATGAAGGTTTAATTAAAAAATACAATGGTGAATTATATTATGCACCTATAATAAAAAATGGGTCTTTTAAGTTATACGCAACTGAAATTATAAATTTAGGTTCTGTGTTTAAATGTGACTGGCAAGGTGTGCCAAAAATACAAGAATTTTTGGTACCAACAACATACCTAAGCCCGCCTTTAATCGATGAATGCTCTGATGAAAACCCAGCAATATTGGAAACAACGGGTCAAATAGATATTGGCTCTAGTTTTGATGGTTTATTTTTTAAAATATCTTGTGCTGGTTTAAAATGCGACGAAAGACAAACACTAAATATTAGACATGCGTGTGAATTTGGTGTTGATTTAGATGAGATAGAAGAACTTGATAACGGCACTATACGACCACCAAATGGTAATTTTGGTTCTTTTGAAATAAATTCAGAATATGGTAAATATGTTAGAGATACATTTTTTGGTTTAAATAACGTTACAAATAACATAAATATTAATCTTCCTTATTCAACTGATTTTAATGTTAATAATTATAATGAGTATAATTTTGCTACAACCCCTGATAATGGGTCTGATTATGTTGATTTTAGAGATTATATAGACAACACATCTTTTTCACAACCTAAACATTCTTTTTATTTTTATTTTGGTATTGTACCTGGAGCAGGTGGTTTAGAAAAAATGAATGCTAACTTTTTCACTAGATGTTTTCCAAAATTAACTGTTGAATTCTTTATTAGAATAGATGATACAACTGCTATAAGTCAAAACACTGTAGCAGATGGAACTGTAACGTTTACAATTATATCAGGTGTTGGGCCTTTTAGTTACGTAGTTAGCGGACCAAATTACAATGAATCTGATACTGTAGACGAATCAAACACACCAATAACGTTGAATGGTTTAGGTCAAGGTACTTATACTATAAACGTAACAGATTTTTCTGGTGTTATTATATCTCAAACTTTTGAGATATCTGGTCCGATACCGCTATACGCAGCAGCTGTTGTCACATCAACAAATTCATCGTTAACAGCACCTTACAACGGTGAAATTACTTTGATATCTGTTGGTGGTGGTAATGGTACTTACACTGCAACACTTTATCACTCTAATGGTACTACAGCATCGACTATAACGTGTAATGCCAATAGTGCTAACGGAAACCCATCACCAGTTACTCAATTACCAATAACTTTTTGTGGGTTGGCGCCAGATATTGCACCAAACTTTGATAACGTACCACCACCACCACCATCACCACAAAATAATGGTTATTATATGGTTGTTACAGATACTAGTACACCACAACAAATATTTACAATCCGTAATTTAACATTAGGCGGTGTTAGTGTTTTAAATGTGCAAATAAGTCCATTAAACGCAACATGTTATGATTCTGCTAATGGTAGTATTAGAACAACTGTGTCTGGTGGTCTTGAACCTTATTATACATCAGTAGAAGGTGGAACAGATACGTTTAACGGTCCTGTAGTACCAGATTTAACTATAGGTAATTATGTAGTAAGGGTTGAAGATAGTACTAACCCACCTCAAGTTGTTACTCAAAATATTCAATTATTTTCTGAGTACCCAGAAATGAAATTATCTCCAAATACAACTTTATTACCAGTTCAGTGTGACCCTACAAAATATACAATATATTTACAAGTTATAAATGGTGGTACTGGTTTAAACACCTCACTACCTACACCTACTTTGCAAAATTACACTACTAGGTATCCAAGTAATTGTTATATTCAATATAACTATGATGATGCACAAAATGAGAATAATAACTTAATTTGGTCACAACCACCAACAGAAGTAACTTATTTAGATAACCAATTTAATATTAAACTTGAAATCCCTAGTACAACATTATTTGGTACTGTTAAGGTTAGATTAACTCACCCACAAGGTATATGTGGAAGTAATTTTGGTGAAGATGAAACTGAATTTGATGTGCTAGAGATGAGATTACCACCAGGTCCACTTATTATTGATGCAAATGGTATTGATAACTCAAAACAATGTTTACCAAATAAATTTTCTTTTAAATTTAATATAAGTCATTTAAGTTTATTCCAAACATATAGAGCACCATATATTTTATTTTATGAAATAGCTAACCAAAGTGGTATATATAGTAGTCCAGTTGCACAATATCCAACGCTAATCACCCAAAATCAACAATTGATTACGTTAAATGTACCTAATACATTTGATGGGGATTCACCAACATTAGTTAAAGTTAGGTTAACATTAAGAGACAACGTTGGTTGTGTGTCAAATACATTAATAATTGATTCAACACCAGCGGGAAGTCCAATACGAATACCAACACAAGCGTTAGGGTTATCTAACAACAGTTGGTCAATAACATATTTTGGTCCAGGAGCAGTAGGGGCGCCAAATACGATATACAACAAAGCATATCAAATTGTTGGTGGTCTTCCACCATATACAACACCAACGGGTCGACCATTGTTGGCATCACCAACTTCAACATCAGCCAATGCGAATGTTGCGTTTAATGATGGTTTAACTATAACAGTTGAAGACAGCGTTGGTTGTATTATTACGAAAAATTCAGGTTAATATTAAAACATGAGTACAGAAAGAACTAAACAAAGATTAGGAAGTCAAACTTCTAAAGAATCGGTAAATACAAACACATACCTAAGTATTAATCTTGAAGGTAAGGAAAGATTGTTACCCAACAATGAAATAAACCATGTTATAGACGTTGCAGAACAGTTTAACAAAGAAAGACAATCATGTTCATTTTATAAGATTTTAGGTACTATAAATTCAACGGTTAGTAATTGTTTATTTAACCTAACCGATTCATCTAACCAAGATGCTTATACGTATGCTGTGTTTAACACGTTAACTTTTTTAAGTAGGTCATACCCACAAGATTTGGATTTAAATGATGATGAAGATTTAACTTATGCTAAATCTATAGATTATTATTTAAAAGAAAAAGATGGTTGGTTTGGTTATTATGACCCAATTATATCTGGAAAATCATTGTGTAATTTTTTTGATATGGAACCAAAAAGACAACGATTTTCCTTTTTGTTGGATTACGCTCCATACAAAAGTACAAACAACTTAGATGGTGTTAAAAATTGGGAGTTAACAATTACATACCCATCATCTTCTTTTAGTGCCCACACAATGGTTCAAAACGGTTTATTAATTATTGATGTTAAAACTATAACGGTGTCAAGTAGAGGAATGTTAGCCTTTGGTGTGTCTTGTAAACACAATTTAATTTCAGGTGATATTATTAGTTTAAACGATATAACTGGTTTACCAAATGGACAATATACCGTTTATAGTATAGGTTTGGAAAATGGTGATTTAAAAGATTATTATTTTGTTATAGATTCTCCAAATAATACATCTATAACAGCAAACAGTAGAATGAGTAAAATCGTTGATGGTAAAAGTGTTAATTATTATTTCAGGTTGTTTTCAAAAATAAAAACAAAAACAGCACCCATGATTGAAACTGATGATTATGAAACATATCAAGCTGGATTTAGTGAAAACTTTTTTAACGACCCAATTATTCAATTTGTTTTCAACGAAGAAATTGATGTGTCAAACTTAAAAGATAATTTAGGTAGACCTTTGTCTGAAATTTATTTAACTATCTTAAAAACTAGTAGTAACAACCTTTTTACCGAAGTTAAATCTGGTATTGAGGCACCTTATATTGCAAGTTTGAATGATAGCGATGTGATACCACATTTATTACAAGTCCCTGTAATCCAAAAAATTCACAATGGGGTTAATTTACCATACATTTCTCATGTTCCATTAGAAACATTTCAATCATCAGGACTTCCAAATACATTTTATGGTGATATTGTTGAATATAACAACACAACTTTGTTAGAAACAGTGTTAGCGGATGTTCAACATAGGTTTAATACTTTTAATAGACAACAAACTAATACAATACAAGAATATATTTCAACAACAACAGACATAGACGAAATAGCCCAACAAAGAACATTAACCTTAGGTCCTAGACAAGAAGGTTATTATTACAAAGCGCACCACATAATAAAAATTAGAGACTTTTCAAATTACATTGAAATAGCCAACAACCTTATTGATGAGGTGCCTTCATATGCGACACTTAAAGATGATGGTACATATGTTTGGAGAGATTTGCTTTCGATAGGGTTTAATGACGGTGAAATAAAAACGTTAGATTATCCATTTTTAAATGGTTCACATTATAGTTACCAAAATTATTGTTTTAATTTAAAAAGACAAGACCCATACGCACAATGGGGTTTATTATACACTAATTTTCCATCAGATGCAACTGGTGATAGAATAACAGATAGATTTACAGTAAAAAGTTCCGACGATGTTTGCTAACAAATACACATTAAATATAAATAATTTTAATACTGGTACAACAGAACAGTATATTAGTGGTGTATCTTTGAGCACTCAATTTCAAATAGTCGATAACGACGAATTGATAAAAAGAGTATTTGTAGACACCGAAGCTCAAAACGCTATAAATAAAATATTAGATTATGATAGGGTAAGATATATGCCATTGCTACCTAATAATTATTTAGTGTCTTCAATAACATACGATTTAAGTATGTTAGATGTTAACAATCAATATTCAACAAACTACGGTGGTATCGGTTTCCAATATGATGATGTTAAATTTAGGAAAAACTCGTTTACAAATAGTTTTTTAAGACTGTCTTTTTATGATAGCGATGACGCTATGGTTCAAAACTTAGTTGGTTTTACGACGTTATATAGTCGTTTAAGAACAATTGATTTAGTTACTGGTTCGTTTGGTACCTTAGTTGGTTTACCAAAACCGATTAACGACATACCTATTAATTTTACAGTTGAAAATCCAATCATTAACAGACGAGGGTTTGCTGAAGGGTTTCATCTTTATTATTATAAAGACGCGTTAAATATTGGTGAATCAAAGAGTTTATATATGAAAGCTAGTTTTAACAACGCTAAAACTGGTAAGTCTGATAATTTAATGGTAAAAAATACACCACAATTTGTTGATAAATTAATAAACGAATTGTATGTTAAGATAATTATAAGTAGAACAACAACTGGGTATTATTATAAATTTGATGAAACTTATCAAGGAAACCAAACTAACCCGCCAATTTTGACTAATAACATAACATTTGTTGGTACAAGCGTTAACATTAAATTATATCAAGTAGCAGCATTATAATGGAAGTAATAAAAAGAAAAATATTATTAGAACAATCTACTGATAGAAACTATGGTAGTAAAAAATGGGGTACCGTTACCGCAACAACATTTTATTTAAACATTCAATTAAATCAAACCATAGATGATATGGGTTTATTTACGGACATAGATTATATTGCAAAACCAAAAAAAAACACAGGTATACCCTTAGTTGATTATTCTATACTAATTGACAAATTAGAACAAGAAGGTTCTTCTTTTCTATTTATGGTTGGTGTCACCCCTTTAGATTCTAACTCTACGCAGTTTATGAACTTGTTAACACCAACAGATAAAGCTGTTTTGCGTTTAACCAACAAAACACTAAACCAATACTATTATTATGGTAACAACCCTTTAACTGGTTCAACTGATTCTAAAATTGATGATGTGCGTTCATATAAAAGAAATGTACCTTATATTGCTGGGTTTAATATAAATGAAGAGGTCTATGAAAATTATCAAGGAATTACAATAAGTGGTTTTAATAGGGTAACAAATATTGGAGAACCCAAAGTTTATGTTTTTGATGCTATTGACGATTTAACCATTGGTATGTCAAATCAAACTACTGGAATACAATATAAAGATTTTTCGGTCTCAACAATAAATGGTAATTTATTACCAGCAGGTATTGACTTACCAACAACAACCTTTAGATTTATAGCTGAAGGGTGGAACCAAACAAACACATCATTATCTGCTTTGGTTAAAGAAGAATTTTTATTTGGTATAATTTCTCGTCCAGAAGTTGAAAACGATGTATTTATTGATAGAGGTGTAGTGCCAGTATTAGACTATCATTTAAGATTGTCTGAAATTAAGAATTTAGGTCAATTACAACAATATGGTAATGGCTATTATAGAATAGACAGAATATAATGGAAAAACTTAACAAATATTACGCTTTGATAAAATATTGCAACTTATCAATTGAAGATTTAAATGAAATGTTAGAATATGAAATGGGTTGCATGTATAATAAAATAAAAGAAAAAATAGAAGAATAATATATGACAATAAATTTTACAAATGTTGAAACACAAACAATAATAAGTTTATACACTAAAGATTGTTTAAACACAACAGAAATCGGTGTCAAATTCGGTGTAAGTAAAACACCAATCTCTAGAATTTTAAAAGATAATGGTTTATTAAAAAAAGGTAATAGTAATGGTGTTAAAATTTTATTATCAAATGAACAAGAAAATGAAATAAAAGAGTTATATCTAAAAAAATATAAGTCATGTGATGAAATAGCCGAAAAAATGGATTTAACTAAATCATTTATTGATAAGTACTTAAGTAAATGTTCTTTTAGAAGAGATAAAGGTAAAGCTGCGTCAATTGGTTTAGTTAAAAGATATCGTAATATGAATTATGATGAATATTTAGAACAAATTAACAAGTATTATAAATATGAACTAGAAGTTTTAAAAATTACTAGACAACAACCAATAAAGAGTTTAAGTAATTATAATAAACGAGGTAATAGTGGTATTGATGATGCTTATCATTTAGACCATAAGTTTTCAATAATTGAAGGTTTTAAAAATAATGTTAAACCAGAAATAATTGGTAATATTAAAAATCTTGAGTTTATTCCATGGAAAGAGAACTTAAACAAAAGAGCAAAATGCTCAATAACATTAGAAGAATTAATAAATCAATAAAATGGCAAGTGGAACATACGGAATTATAAGACCAGCAGATATTTTACCAGAAGATGTACAAATTTTTTACAGTTATTCTGCAAC